TGGCATATCAAAATTACCATAATTTGTACCGTACTCTCCTAAAATGTTTTGCGACACTTTGAAATATTGTCTTCCGCTTTTTAAGTATTGTTGATCATAGCTTGCTTTCTTATCATTTGTTACATAGATAACAGGAAGGCTCCATCCACCAACTACTTGTTGAATTTCTTCTCTGTCTGTCACCATAATTTGTACAGAAGATTTGTAGAAAGATGGTGCTAATACATCACCCACTTCATAACGTTTATTTAAAACAACTCTAAATACTGAGTTATCTAAACCTGCATATGGATATTCTAAAGAAGTATCTCTTACAGTTACGCATTTTCCTGAGTCTTTAATTGCAACATCATAGTAAACTTTACCATCTGCCCCATCTACTTCAAGCATTGCTTTTTTCTCTAGCAAACCTGTATAAATTGGATAGTTTACCATTGCACCTTGTCCCCAAAGTTTAATTAATCCTAAATTGTTCTTGTCTGGATCTTGTTTGTACCAATCCGAGATTGAACTTGTGTCAAAGTGGCCTCCTATAGACTGAATAGTTTTTCTGTCCGTTCTTTGTACAATCATATCTCCGTTGTACAGCATATTTGGAGGAAGTTGTGTTACGCTCATTTTATTTTGTTTATTTGTTTTTTATGTTGGTATATTAAATCTAAATCCTGATTCTTGTTTTTCTTCTTTTGGCGCGACTTTTTGTGCAGCATCTTTTGGTGCTCTATTAATTGTTCGCATTGTACTTAAATTTGTTTTAACTTTTGTTTCCAGCATTTTTTGTTGCAAATACTGTTCTTTATTAGTTAAAAAGAAAATTAGTTCTGAAGCTTCAATTGGGTCTTTCATTTTTGTTTCGTAGATGGTGTCTACAGCAAATTCTCCGTTTTGATCTTCTTTTGTGGCGGCATCTACTAATTTCTTAATATCATGCTCTGGTACTTTATCTTCTTTATATTTTTTAGTAAGCTCAGATCTGTAAACTTTTAAATTTTCTTTTTCCGCGGCCTTATCCTCAATTAGTTTTTTATTGATTTCATTTAAGTTATCGCTATAAGCTTTTTGATGAAAATATACAATTTGTTTGGCTACACTATCTAAAACAAACTCTTTCTTGTCTTCTTCTACTAATAGTTTTGCTCTACTTGGTGTATTTCCTTGACTTAAATAATGTTGATAAGCAATTGATTCCTGGTGTTTTTCATTTTCTAAATCCCATCCTTTACTTTCATCAAACGGTTTCTCTAGTTGTTGCTCGTTTTGGAATAACTCTGCTAAGTTTCCTCCATTTTTAACAATTTCCAGAATTAGCTTTTTTTCTTCCGCGATTCCATCAATTGAGATATACTTTTCTTTGATGTCCTCATTCTTAATAGCTAACTGATCCTCTTCAAGTTTAAGATACTCTTCTTCTGTTAGGTCTTCAATTTCAGAAAGTTTTGTTTCTGTTTCTCCTTCTTTAATAATTACATCTTCCCAAAGTCCTTTTTCAAGTTTCTTTTTTAATAGATTTGTGTAAAAATTATCTTTAGGTGTTTCTAAATTTAAAGGTTTAAACTCAGGATCTGTTTCTTCAGGTTTTTCTTCCGCTGGTGGATCTACTACCTCCTCCTTTTTTTCTCCACTTAAATCTAAAGGTTCGAATGTTAATTCTGGAGTTTCAGGAGTTGTCTCCTCTGGTGGTGAGAATGAAAATCCTTTTTGTAAATCATCAAATGATAAAGCTGTGTCTAAAGTACTTGTTTGGTTTTCTTGTGGCATTGTATTGTGCAAATTTATGTTATTATTATCTGATATTCAAATTTCTTAATTTTATCGAAAAAGGTGTATTTTCCTTAATTTTTTAGTAAGATACACCCTTATTTTAAAAGTAAGATCAATTCTTGTTTATACTTGCAATTACTAAATTATTTCTATCACGCTCCTTCTTTTGGGCTAACTCCTGTACACGAAGCTGAAACTCTTTATCATCTTGCTCTCTTCTTGCATTCATATCTTCCTGCTTAATTTGAAGATTTTGACTTTTCAATTGTAAGTCGGCATTTGCGTAATCGTTATCAAGGGCTTGTTGTGTAACCCTATCTAATCTATCATACAAACTTGAATCTGCGTTTTGGTTGATTGACATCTTACCATAAGAATCCAGCTGTTTTACCTCGATTGCCGTTTCATTCTTACTTAATTGTAATTGAGTTTCATGATCATATTTAGCTTGAATTGCTTTATCCGCAGCATCAATTTGCATCTGAGCAACTTCTTTTTCGTGAGCTTGTTGTTGTTGAGTTTGAGCCTGTAAATCCAGACGATTCTTCCTTGCGTGATTTATAATTGTTGTCATTGAATTAGATGTTACAATTTCTGCCATATCTAATATATCTGCACCTACAGTGTTGTTTTGTAATAACAGATTTTTTAATGTTTCTAATTCTTTTTTTCCATTTGAGGTAACATCCATAGTCAGCCCCCACTCACGTAAAGAAAAATACGGATCATTTAATTCTATAAAAGCTTTCTCCCCATCAGACTTAGTATATAAGAATGAATAGTCTTTATTATTTTTCTGACAGTATTGTGCTACAGTTAAATGTAATAATGCTGCTCTTTTATCTGCTTCTGCTTGTACTGCGAAAAGTCCTTCTGTTTGTGCGTATGAGGCTGTATTTCCTTGTTTTATTCCTTCCGCGGTCGAATACTGATCTGGTGTCCCAATTCTCTGTGGTGTGATACCTATTTGCTCTAAAGCTTGCAATTTAAATTGAACTGCTAAATTCATTCTATTGTTAATCATTCCTGTATAATCAATAGATTGTGTAGCAAAAGCATTCATTGCAGGTTGTCCTCCTTCTAAGTTTTGACGTGAAGTATCTACAGGAACAATTCCAATGTCCTGAATTAAATCGTACATTTGCTCTAAAGCCTGTCTTGTATTTCCTGAGCCTTTATATTCTGAAGGTAAATATTTAATATCAAATAGAAAGAATGTTCCTAATTCTTTTTCAAGTAGTGAATATATTTGATTTAAAACAATATTATGTTTAATTATATATGGACGTAGTTTTTTAGCTATTGAGTCTCCTATATATCCTGCCACTGGTATTTTAGCATCATATATATTACTTCCACCATCTAGTGTTCCTTTGATTTGGAACGGTAGTGCTTTTCCTCCGATATATAAATCTTTGTCTAAATAACTGTTGTGTGATTTTGCTTTTACGCCCCACCTAATTTCAGGTATCCAGGTGTATGCAATTGTATTAGGTTCCATTCTTAGTTCGGCCTCTTCTAAAGAGATTTTTCTAAGTGTAGTGATTTCATTTTCTTTTAAAAATTCTGGCAGTAAATCATCTGTTGTAAAAACCTGATCCATATATCCATCTTCATTGATATAATTTAAAATACCAACTCTTTTATATGAACGCCAATATGATTCTGTTACTTGAAGTGTGTCCGATCTTAAATCAATGTCTGAACGTAATTCGCTCATTGTATTTTGACTTAAAAATCCTCCGCCTCTTGCTAATGGTGAATACCAAGATGGTACTACTTTTTGTTGGCCGTCTACTACAACTGTAGATTCTCCCATAGGAACTCCAAATGTATCTTGAAATTGAAGTCCTAATTCATAATCATGAAATCCTGCAAATGGTAATTGTTGTACTTGGCCGAAGTTATTTTGTATTACTTGATTTACAGATGCTCCTCCACTATATCCTCCGCTTTGATTTTGGTTGTAATAACCCATCAATCTTTTTTGAGTGTCTTCATCTATTTTGTCGCCAAATCTATTTAAGAATTTAGATGGTGACATTTGAGTTAAGAAAGATACGTACTCTGCATCTTGTGGATATTCTATATCTAAATCTTCTGAAAATGATACTTGACAGGGATGCCATCTTTCTGGCTTATAATAGTCGTATCCTATATGATAGTGTCTAAACCATCTTCCTGTTAAAAGTCTATCAACCATCTCTTGACGGCTCATTTTCTCCATTCCAAAACGGTCTTGATCTAATTCATATGTTTTTTCCGCCCACTCAGTAGCTGTTGTTTTCCAGTTTTTAAACATTGCCTCCTGAATTGCTTCTGGAGGAACAAGTTGATCTTTTTGCTGTTGTAGTTCCTGAGCATAGGCTTGCATTTCCTGTTCAGATTGAAACTGCCTGTCTTCATTTACTACTATTCCTCTTGCAAGTAATTTACGTTCTAATTCTAAATTAAAATTCTTTTGAGTGAATTCCCATAATTTGCTGTCTTGATCTCTTGTAAAATCATTTTGTGAAACGGGATCTGTATTGTCTATTCTAAATGCGGCCTTACTTGTAATCCAATCTGATTCAATTTGGTTGCATATAATTCCTAAAAAGTCATAATGTTTAGCATGAACTGGGTAATCCGTTTCTCCACGTAGTCTTATAATTTCTTTTGAAAAATCTTCTAGGCCGTAGTCGGAGTATATCAAATTTCCGCGAACCATAGAATAGTAGTCATTAAATTCTATATTTCTATTATATTGGCGAACGGCTATAGTTTCAAGCCTGTCCATACAAAGCTTTATCCAAGCATCATTCTTCTGACTTTCTAATAATGTTTGTGTAGGTAAAGCAGAAGAAAAATCTCCTCCTTGTCCAAAACCAGATAAAAATGACGTGTCAAATGGATTCATATATTTATGTGTAGTTAATCCGCAAATTTACACATAAATAATAGTTTTAACAAATTACTTAATTTTAGAGGCGTGCTCTGCCTCTTCCTCCTCTAATTGGAGATTTTCTAAATACTCTATTTTTCTCTTCTTCTGTTTGTTCTCTCACTTGTTTTGGTAATATCCAGTTGATTTCTAAATAGTGCATCCAACCTACAGCTCCTAAGGCTGCTGAAATTCTATCCACATTGACATCTTCTTTGTAATTTATAATTTCTTCTAGTAAGCCTATGTCATCTACTTGTTGAACACCCATGATTTCTATGTCCCCTTCTTCATCACTTCCTGCAAATACTGGGTCTTCCATCTTATCTTTCATAAGTCCTAATAAGACTCTTTTAGATTGTCTTGGTGTCCATCCATATTTTCTTTTTTGATTACTATTTATATTCATAGCTGATGTAAAGTCAACAGCGCTTATTAACCATCTCTCATCTAAATGTTTTGTTTCTAGAAATGATTTATAGCCCATATCTTCATTTTCAGGGAATGCTTTTGCATTATAAGCTTGTTGGAGTAGTAGCCATTTTTCATACATTGGTCTTCTATTTTCAGGTCTCAAAGTCCAGGATAAGACTAGTCTTCCTCCCCATTCATCTCCAAATGTTTTCATCTTCCATATTTGGAAAGATATAAGTGAATCTGTATCAGAATCATCTTGCTTTACATCATCAAAACTTGAAATATAAAGATTATCTACTGGA